GCAGTATGTTCCTCCTACGCAGATGCAAAAACAGGCTGTGGAGAGGATCTACAGCTTTTTCCGCGTGAACGAGGCCATCGTCAAGGCGACCTATGATGAAAACGAATGGCTCGCCTACTTCGAGGCTGAAATTGCTCCACTGGCTCAGCAGATGAGCGAGGAATTCACGCGCAAGTTGTTCTCCCGGCGTGAGCGCGGCTTCGGAAATCGCATCGTGTTCGACGCCACAAGCCTGACATTCGCGTCGATGCAGACGAAGCTCGGACTCGTGCAGATGGTCGACCGTGGCGCACTCACGCCGAACGAATGGCGGCGCATCCTTAACCTGCCGCCGATCCCGGGAGGCGACCAACCCATACGGCGTCTTGATACTGACGTGGTCGACAGTAACGACGCTGCTGAAGGAGGTGAGAGCTGAAGATGCGATTCTGGCGGTTTTTGGCGAAGTCGGATGCTGAAGTCGAATTGCGAATCGACGGTGAGATCGTCGATGATGACGATAGTTGGATCTATGAGTGGTTGGGCATCAATCATGCGGCTCCGAACACATTCCGTCAGGAATTGGCTCAGCACAAAGGCAAGAATTTGACCGTCTGGGTCGACAGCATTGGTGGCGTCGTTTGGGCCGCGGCCGGCATTTACAACGCCCTGAAAGAGCACAAGGGCAAAGTTACCGTCAAGATCGACGGCAAGGCGTTGTCAGCGGCGTCCATCATCGCCATGGCCGGCGACGAGGTATTGATGTCGCCTGCGGCTGTAATGATGATCCATAACCCGTGGGTCCGTGCGGCGGGGGATGCCGCAGAGCTCCGGCACATGGCCGGTGTGCTCGACGAGATCAAGGCGGCCATTGTAAATGCCTATGAACTCAAAACGGGTCGGCCACGCGACGAGATATCGCGTCTCATGGACGAGGAAACCTGGATGAGCGCTCAAAAGGCGGTCGAGCTCGGATTTGCGGATGGAATCCTCTATACCGAGGAGGCCAGCGATCAAGCATCCGCCCGGGCGGCCCCGGTGTATTCGTTCAGCCGGCTGGCGGTCCAGATGAAAGCCGACGCAGCGATGCGCCGGCTATTTGATTTGGCCTGTGCTCAGCGGGCCGAAAATCTCAAGCTCCAGCTGGAGCTAATCAAACTGAAGGAGGTTCAAGAAGAAAATGAATCGTCAGGAGTATGTTGAAAAGCGCAAAGCGCTGGTGGCTGAGGCTGAGGCTTACGCCAACGAAGGCAACACGGAGAAGTTCAACGCGATCAAGGCGCAGATCGAGGCTCTGGACAGCGAGTACCAGAAGGCGATCGTCGCCCGGGCGAATGCCCGCGCGCTGCAGGACCAGCTGGCAGATCTGCGGACCGGGCTGGTGAATGATGGTTCGCCGGCACCGGGCGGGAACGGTCGCGTCATCGATCGTATGGATGATCAGCCGCAGCGCGTCATCACCCGGTGGGGCTTCGCGGCATCGCCGGAACGCGGTCGCGACCTCAAGGCCATGAACGCCGTGAAGCTCTCGACCGAGGGCGTGCTGGTACCGACCCGGTACGGCACGGACCTTATGCCGGCATGGAACGAAGTCTCCAGCATCGTCGACCTGGTCCGGATCTTCCCGCGGATCGGTGGTGAAGCCTTCGAGCGGTCCTATGTCCGCGGATACGGAGAAGGCGCTGAAGTGTCCGATGACGCCGATTACCACGGATCCGACACCGAATTCGGGTTCGTGCGGATCGGTAAGTCCAAAGTCACGGTCTACACGGAAGAAGATGAAGGTGTCCTGAAGCTGCCGGACATTGACTACGACGCCGAGGTGGTCAATGGCGTGCGGATCGCGCTGCGCAAGCGTATCGCTCGGCAAATCCTCGTTGGGCCGGGCACAGCGAACCGGATCACGGGCATTTTTGCTTCGGATTACAATGGATCGGATCCGAAAGCCGGAGCGATCGACCCGTCGACGGATCTGCAGCTGGCGACGATCGACGAGGGCACGCTGGACGAAATCATTTTCAGCTACGGCGGCGAGGAAGACGTGGAATCTGGCGCTGCGCTGATCCTGAACAAAGCCGACCTGAAGGCGTTTGCCAAGCTGCGCGACGGCAACGGCAACCGGATCCACACGATCAGCTACAACGGCAACACCGGGTTGATCGACGGCATTCCGTTCATCATCAACAGTGCCTGCGGCGTGCTTTCCGGTGGCGACACGGAACCCGACACTTACTGCATGGCATACGGTCACCTGTCGAACTACGGTCTGGCCATCTTCTCGGAGATCGACATCCAGCGGTCGACTGACTACAAGTTCCGCAGCGGTCAGGTGGCGCACCGCGGCAGTGTGTATGCCGGCGGCAACGTCATCAAGTGGAACGGTTTCGTGCGCGTGAAGAAGGCCGCCTCGTGAGGAGGGCGTGATGCCCGATGATGTATCGAGCGAGGCGGTCCTTCGTGGATCCGTTCACGGGTCGGGTTTTCCTTCGGGGGAAGTCGTATTCTGTGACCGATGAGCGGCATGCCAACTATCTCGAACGTCACGGTCTCATCGAACGTGTCAGCGAAGCCCCGGTGGAGATGTCTGCCGGGGCCGGTGTGTCGAAAGAGGAACCAAAGCGCCGGAAGCGTGGTGGCAATCGTGACAATTTTGGATGATGTGAAGGCTACGCTCCGCGTCGATGGCGACGATCATGATGGCGAGCTGTCTGATTTGATCGCCGCCGCCCAAGCCGACCTGACGCTCAGCGGTGTGGACGGCCAGAAGGCTCATGACGAGACGGACCCATTGATCAAGCGGGCCATCATCGCCTACGTGCGGACGCACTTTGAGTGGGACCATCCGAATGTCGAGCGGATGCAGACGGCCTATGACATGATCAAGGCGCATCTTTCTCTTTCCGGAGACTACCGGGCGCCAGGAGGCGAATGAGCATGGCATTTCAAACGAGCATGCTTCGCCACCGCGTCGAGATCGGCAGGTACGTCTCCGGAAAGGACCCATTCGGCAACCCACTGCCCAAACAATGGCAACCCATCTGCACCGTCTGGGCCGCCGTGGAGGCTCTCTCTGGCCGACTCTACTTCGAGGCGCAGCAGACGGCGGAGCAGTCCGACCACCGCGTGACCATTCGCTGGCGTCACGGCATTGAGCAGGGGATGATCGCCCGCCATGACGGCCGGGAATTCACTGTCCAAGCAGTTCTGGACCGGGACGGCCGTCGGAGGTGGTTGACGTTGCTTTGCAAGGAGGTGAGCCCGGCATGAGGATGAAGGTCCGAGTGAAAGGCATGGAGGAAATCAGCGCGCACCTGAACATGATGCCGCGGGAAGTGTCGGGCGCGCATCTTCGGGAGGTGGCACTGGAAGGCGCCGAGGTGATACGGGCTGAGGCCGAAAAGAACGCGCGGGAACGGAAGGTTACCGGCACGCTTGCCGGCGACATTCATACTGAAATCGCGAAGGAAAGCGTCGGCAGCCGCGTGGTCGTCCATATAGGTCCGGGCAAAAAAGGCTGGTATGGCCGCTTGGTAGAGATGGGGCACGCCATCGTTCGTGGCACGCGAAAAGCGGACCGGAAGGTCATCGGCCACGTTCCGCCCCATCCCTGGCTTCGACCGGCGCTGGACGCGAAAAAGCATGAGGCTCAGGAAGTGATGATCCGGGCCTTCCGCCGGAGGCTGAAGCTGAAATGAACGTCTCGCCTCGTGAAGCCGTATATGCGCACCTGATGGCCGATCCGAACGTCACCGCGCTGGTCGGCGACCGGATCTACCACCAGACGCCGGATCTGGATTCTGCGTATCCGCTGATCGTGCTCAACACCATCTCAAACGTAAACCGCCGGGACCTCTCGTCGGTTTTTGCATGCGACACGCGGATTCAGATCACGGTCATGGCCGACACGCAGAAAGAGGCGGAGACCATCGCCGCCGCCGTTCGGGCCAGCCTAGAGGGTTTCAGTGGGATGATGGCCGGATATCTGCCGGTGCTCGCCTGTGTAGTGGACAATTTTTCGCCGGATTACCTCGAAGACGTTGGGCAAACGCATTATCACGTCGACGTGATTATCACGCACAAAGGAGTGTTGTAAAATGGCCGAAACGACCGGTCTGCGAACGAAATTCTACCGTTCCGACGATGGAACGACATTCACGGAGATCGCGCAGGTCGCCTCGATCACACCGCCGCAGCCGGAACGCGAGGTGGCCGAGGTCGACGAGCTCGATCCTCCCGGGGACGTTCGGAAGAAACTTCCGGGCATCATCGACCCTGGCGAGGTGACGGTGACGCTGAACTTCGACCCGACGAACACCGGCCACCTGGCGCTGGAACAGGACTTCCGGGACGGCCAGGCCCGGCAATACCGCATCAAACTCCCGAACGGATATGGATGGACATTCACGGGCATCGTGACATCGTATGCGCCGCAGGAAATTGCCTCAGGCGACGTGGTGCAGGCGGAAGTCACGATCACGCTGTCCGGGGTGTATCAATTCGGGGAAATCACGAACTGATGTGAGGAGGACAGAACGTGAGCAAATTTCTCACTCGTGACGCAATCCTGAAAGCCCATGACCTGCCGACTGAAGTGGTCGAAATTCCAGAATGGAACGGTTCCGTCATTGTGCGCGGGCTGACCGGCACCGAGCGTGACGCCTTCGAACAGTCGATCGTTGAGCAACGTGGGAAAAACACTCGCATGAATCTTCGAAACATCCGGGCGAAGCTCGTGGCTCTGACGGTCGTGGACGAGGAAGGGAACCGCGTCTTTTCCGACGAGGATGCCGAAGCGCTCGGCAAAAAGTCTGCGGCCGCTCTCGATCGCATTTTCGCGATCGCACAGCGCCTGTCCGGTCTCAGGCCCGAGGACGTTGAGGAACTGGCGGGAAACTGAGGGCGAACCCGGCCCGTCGGTTCTACTTCCGCCTCGCCCTCGCGCTCGGGATGACCGTTCAGGAGCTTCTCTCCCGGGTGAGCAGCCGGGAGCTGGCGGAATGGATTGCGTTTTTTGAGCTCGAACCTTGGGGCACCGAGGTGGAAGACTGGAGGGCCGGGCTCATCGCGTCGACGATCGCAAACGCAAATCGCGACCAAAAGCGGCGCCGTCGGCCATACGAGCCGCAGGACTTTATACCGCGGCGTGACGTTCCGACGAAGCAAATTGAGGAGCAATCTGTCGAGGATCAAATCGCTATCGTGGAAATGTGGGCAAGGATACTGTCAGCTGCAAATCAAGAAGGCGGCCGGTGATTCGGCCGCCTTTCCGTCATTTTTCCTGTTCGGCAGGTGCCGATGAGATCGACACGCTTTTCGGAGCTCTGAGCCCGAAGTAAGCCAGAATTGCAAAGATGATTCCGAGAAAGAAACCAATGAAACTGGCCGCTCCGGTCAGGATGGTCGTTCCAATAGCGCCGCCTATTGCGGCTCCTGCCTGCTCGGCTTCGTTCGAGGACGTGTTGATGGCGTCCGCTGTAGTGTTGGCGCCCATTGCAAAGGCAGCAATCGGGAGTGCGAAACACGCAATACATAGCACAAGCCAAACCCGTCCCCAGGCGCGGCTTTTTCCTGTGCCGGCCCAATAACCGACTAGGAGCCAGCCGACAAACAGAGCCCAGACCTGCGGGGACGCGGCGAACATGGAAACAACAAAGTAGAAAGCCAGTCCGCTGAGGAAACCGCCCAGGATGGCCGGGAACCAGCGGAATTTTTTCATACATACCAGCTCCTTTGTAACAATTTTCCTACACACTTGATTATAACCGAGGTGACCAAAATGGCAACGGTTGGCGCCTTCAACGTTGCGCTGGTGGCTTCCACGGGGCGCTTTGTTTCGGCAATCAGCAAGGCCGACCGCCGGTGGAACAACTTCGCGAGGAACATCCAGCGCCAATCCCGGTCCATGCCAGAGGCGATCCGGAAAGTCACCCCGGCCGCCCTTACGATGGCGCGGGTGGTGACGCGGGCGACAGCCGTCGCAGGTGCCGCTTTGACCGGGATGGGAGCAGTCGGTGTAAAGATGGCGGCTGATTTTGAGCAGAGCCAAATCGCGTTCACGACGCTTCTCGGATCGGCTGAAGAGGCGTTTCGTTTTTTGCGTGAGCTCGAAATCCAAGCCCGCCGGACGCCGTTTGGTTTCGTCGGCCTTCAGGACACTGCTCGCCAACTTCTTGCGTTTGGCTTCACGGCTGACAAGGTGCTGAACATGATCACGCCGATCGGCGACGCCGTGGCCGCGATGGGCGGCAGCCAGCAGATGCTTGAGCAAATTGTCCGTGCTCTCGGGCAAATGCAGGCGAAGCAAAAAGTGTCCGCCGAGGAAATGCTGCAGCTCACGGAAGCCGGAATCGGAGTGTGGCAAATGCTGGCCGAAGCGATCGGCGTGAGCGTGCCGGAAGCTATGAAGTTGGCTCAAAAAGGCACCATATCGTCCTCCGTGGCTATCGAGGCGATCCTGCAAGGCATGACCAAACGATTCGGCGGCGCCATGGAAGCGCAGTCGAAGACTATGCTCGGTCAATGGGAACAGCTGAAAGATGGCATGGCGACCATCACCCGCGGATTCGGGCAGGACATCATCCGGATTTTCGGCCTCGCATCGGCGATGGAAAAGCTGAACGCGGCGATTGGTCGATTCGCCGATCTGGTGAGCCGTGAGGGCTTCCTCGGAGCTCTGCGTCGCGCATTTCCGCCGTGGGTGCAGCCGGTCATCATCGGAATTGCCGGCGCGATCGGCGGTGCGCTCGTGCCGGTCATCGTCGGCATGTTGATCCCGGCGCTGA